TTAATATTTATTGTTATTTAATACTTGTTGTTAGTTAATATTTGTTAGTGTAAAAAAAAATACATGTATTATTTTTACATGTATTATTTTTACATGTATTATTTTTACACTTGTAAACCTTGTGACCGTAATTCAGCAAAAAGTCTCTCTTGCATTATTTGAAAACTGAACTCTGATATTTTTCTATCAGAGAAAAATCTAAAGATTCGCGAACCAATCCCGCGCCCAAAAGACACCTTAATTTCTCGCAAATAGCCTGCTTGTTCCAATTTTTCAAAGTGCTTTAAAACAGTTCGATAATTCAAGCCTGCTCGTTTTGCTATCTCTTCAGGATAGACTTGCCAGGTAGATATATTGCTCAAAACAATCATCAGTACTCCTATTTCAGCTGCTCCAAGCGCAGGATCGTTGATAAAATCATTACTAACAGCAGTATAGTCGTTAGTTGGATTCCTGAAAGATGAAATCCACTTTTAAGTTATAAAGTTTTTTCTTATCCATGCGAACTCCTTTCTATTTCTAGTCTCCTTTTCTGCTGCTCATTCAAATCGTTCCTCTTCTTACTTTTCCTAGTGTTAAAATAATTTCCCAAACATCTAGCCCCTCAAGACTATCGATCATCAGCTGACTAAGTTGGTGATTTTTCTTCTGCCAATTCAGTATTATTTTCGCTTGCATATATGGACCTCTCAGTGATTTCTCCAAGGGTTCTCAATCCCTAAAACATCTGCAACTTTTTCCTTAACAGACTCACTACCTTTTCCGTATCGTAACAGTTCAGAAATAACCGAACTGGCAACAGGAATTTGCTTAGCTAACTCACCTTGAGTCATATCCAGCTCAATCAAACGAGTTTTGATTTTAGCCTTGATTATCTTTAGTTCTTTACTCATATTTTTCCTTTCTAAATTTGATATAATTAAAATAAAAACGATTGGAGGAGAATAATGAAATCTTCATTTTTTCACTATCTAAAGGAAATCATCTTATATGGTGTCCTAGTTCCGATTTCGACAGTTATCGTAGGATTTCACCTTTTTACTACCTTCTATCCTATTTCTGATTCACTGTTAACAGATTTCTTGAAAGCTTTTACAGAACAAAGAATCCTTGCTATTGTATTCGTTCTTATTCTTTCCTTTATATTTTTCGGTTCAATTTATTACTGTATTTCATGTGGACGAAATAGAAAATTGATACCTGATAAAGTTTATACACAAATCACAACTTACATTTCATCTGTAGGTTTAGCGACTGCAGTGATAGCTATCGCTACCTTGACTCTCACAGAATTACAGTTTTCAATCCTTACAGGTTGGATTGCTTTTATCGCTTTGTTGTTTCCACTTCTGAAGTTTAAAGTCCAATACAGCACCTATCAGAGTAGCGACAATGTAGCACAGAAAACTACCGAAAACAAAGCCAATTAAGAAAGGCTCTACCATTCTCCTCTCCCCCTTTCTTTTTAAAAAATTATCTAAAAAGTTAGCGAATTTCTTGACAAAAAACAATCTATAGTTTAGAATCTAATCATAGAGAAAAGACCTACTAAAAGTAAGGTTCTACCTAGAAAACGGACGCCAATCAGTTTCATTAGGCTTTATTTTTTAGTTGTCTTGTTCGCTAACTCTTTAGCTTACAAATAATATTCTAAACTATAGATTGCGTTTTGTCAACAGATTTACAATCAAAAGTTTAAATATTTTTTGTCATGCCTTAGAAAGGTTGATAAATCAATGTTTTCTTTATTCGAAAAAATAAAAGAACTTTGCCAAAATCGTGGAATTTCTATAAATTCTCTTGAAGAAACATTAGGATATAGTAGAAATACAATCTATAGTATGAAAAACAAAAAACCAAATGCTGAACGTCTTCAAGAAATTGCTGACTACTTCAACGTGTCCACAGATTATTTACTTGGTCGCACGGATAACCCTGCTATCGCAAGCGATAACAAGGCAAATACAAATCTTGGCCCAGCTGAGACTGAACTTGTCGCAGCGTTCAGAAATCAGACCCAGAACATGACCGAGGAAGAAAAGGTTCGTTTTAACAAGGCGATTGAAAGCTTGATGGTAACTGCTAAAACCCTGATGGACGATGACAGTAAGTGGAGGTAATTATGGCTAGAGAAATTATTTCACGTAGACAGTACATCCAACACTGGGATTACGCTGTCCCGGTGATTGAAGCTGTATCTCGACAGAATAATATTGCACTTGAACAAGTTACTTTTCAGCACATCATCCGTCACTTTGAACAAACTTATAACCTTCATTTCATCTTTTTCGAAAAAGACCCGTTTCCTATGCTTCCTTCAGCCGGTCTACTTGGATCTGAATACATTAGATATCGAGGGCTTGTCAATAATCCAGATGTTACCTACTTGGATGATATCATCTGTAAACACAATGACGGCTTTACCATTTATAGCAAAGAAAAAGAAAAGTACCTTGTTTATATCAATCAAACACATATCAAAAGACGGGTTATCTTTACTATTTTGCATGAATTAGCCCACATCGCAGCCCATTTCAGTACAGGTCGTTCTGATGAGGTCGCCCTCGCTTGCGCTAACAACTATCAGAGTAATCCGCTAGAAATAGAAGCTAACACCATGGCCTCTCTCTTTTACATCAATAATGAGCGCATGGTCTGGCACCTCAAAAACAAGCACACGTACGAGCAAATTAAACAAGCAAATACAATCAGCGATAACGCCCTTTTTAATCGATTAGTTGATTTTGTTCATTATCGGATATTGAACTATGAAGAATATTTATTGGACGATCAACAGCAACGACGAGCGGCTATTGACCTCGTTACAAAATACAAGCGAGGGAACAATATCTTACAAGAATATTATGATATTGACGTGTAATGCTAAAAGCAGATGTGATAGCTGGTACATTGTGGTGAGGTACGGATTATATTTGACAACTAAATAGAAATTTTGATAAAATACAGTTGGATTACCTAGATGAACTCATCTAGTGCAAAATACGGCAGGTAGCTCCTGCCTCGGTCACAGCTGTACAAAAATTGTGCAGCTGTTTTTAATTATACAAAAACAAAAAAGCCTAGCGCTCTCGGTCGGCAAACTTCTGAGCGTTAGGCAATCAGGATAGTAAAAGGCATTAAAAAGCCCTCTTTACTATACCCATTTTATCAAAAAAGTGAGGTAAAATCAATGTGGATGGAAGAGTTGCCAAATGGCAAATATAAATTTTTTGAGCGCTACAAAGATCCATATACTGAGAAATTAAAAAAAGTTTCAGTAACCATGGAGAAGAAAACTCCACAAGCAAGAAATCAAGCCGCCATCTTGTTGCAAGAGAAGATAAATCAAAAATTAGGGGAAAAACAACATTCTGTTTCTAATATAACTTTTGAAAAACTATATGAGGAATTTGAAGAAAATTGGAAACATGGTGTTAAAAATTCAACAGTCTATGCTTCAAAAAATGTAAAAAAAGAGATTTTAAAGCAGATAGAGGGCGACTACCTAGTTAGAAATATTGATAGACGTTTATTACAAAAAGTAATAGATCAACTATTACAAGATGGGAGATCTCATAACTATGTTTCTAAAATCAAGTTCAAGCTCAATCAGATAATGAAATTCGCTATCAGAATGAATTATATTGATACAAATGAAATGCTATTTGTTGAAACGCCTAGAAAAGTAATTACATCCGACGAACTCAGAAAGAAAAATACAAAATACTTAGACCAAAAAGAGTTTAAGTTATTCATCCAAAATTTAAAAGACGAGGCCCTATGTGATTATCGAATTACAAAGTATATCCGAATAGCTAAAGTTCTTTTTCTTACTGGCATGAGGTATGGAGAGCTGGCAGCCTTAAACTATAAGGAGGATATAGATTTTTCTAAAAAGACTATTCACATCAAGCATACATACGATTTCAGACAAAAAGAGAGAACTACACCAAAGACAATCAAGTCCGATAGGGTTATAACAGCACCTCAGAAAGTGTTAGATATTATCAAAGAGCAAATAATAGAGAATGCGACAAATGGATTTGATACAGATTTTATTTTCATCAATACTCTAGGAGAACCAATAACAAATGCCAGGGTTATTTGTGCATTGAAAAGACATGGTCAAAAAATTGGCATAGAAAAAAACATAACCACACATACATTTAGACATTCTCACATATCCCTACTTGCTGAGCTGGGCATTCCCTTGACTGCCATCATGGATAGAGTAGGACATAGTGACTCAAAGACCACACTAGAGATTTATTCCCATGTCACTCAAAAAATGGTATCAGACATATCTAGTAAGTTAGAAAAGATAAAACTATAAATTATGCCCCTCGCCTGCCCCTTTTTATCATATAAGACAAACAAAAACCCTTTAAAGTGTTGATATTAAAGGGTTTTTAAATTGTACGAAAAAAGAGCACACAATTCAAATCGCTTAGGGCTGCTGGATTCCTCCCCTGACCCGCTTCACGCAGAACT